AGACGCTTGAGAACCAAACAGTAGTGAAGTTTCAATATCCCACTTGTGTTCGATCAGTTTTTCACGCCAGATTCTAGCAAACTCATTTGGTTCATACTTTAGAACAGTTGCACGAGTCGTGTTGTCCATTGCTAAAGATGTTTTCCAAATTTGAGTTAAACCAAAACCAGTTGAGAAAGGTTGATCTTTCCAAGTTTCTGGATAGCCTGAACCCTGGCCGTGAGCATTACCCACAACATATGAACGAGCCTTTTCAAGAACATTAGCTATACTTGCACTATATACAGTTCCAAGTGGATCATCGCCACAATAACTAGCTAAGTATTTATAACTAGCTGAGCTTGGCGCTTTCACAATTGTACCTGATACAGGAGTCCAATAAGCAGTTCTTGCTCCGTCATCTTCCGCAGCTCCATCACTAAGATCATGAAAAGTTACAGATCCACTATCATTTGAGTGTACTGTATCAATTCTAACTAAAATGTAATCATCAACATCATTTGATGTAACAGCAGCGCCTGTGGTCATACCACCAGCATCTGTGCTACTCAAATTAACCTTAACAATTTGATCTTCGATTAAGAAGCCCGGTTGAGTTCCAGACTGTCCAACTAAGACATCGTTGGCAGAATTTCCGATAGAACTTCCTAAGTTACCGCTTGATTTATAATCACAAGCCATAAGAAGTTTTACCTGTTGTCCGCTCGAGGTACTTAAAGATGCATTACCACTGGTTTTTAATTCTGCTTCTGTAAAAACATTAGCGGAACCATTGTAATAACCAATAACATATGCATATCTTTTATGATACGACGGGCGTCTTTCTGTGAATTTAAACTCAGGGTCATCTGTTGGTTTCTTAGCTACTTTAGAAACAAAACGAAAGAATGGATCTTGAGCGATAGACAATTCAGAAACTCTGTCTCCGAAATTGTATTTCCGCCTAAGATCACCACTGTCTTTCGATGTTCCGTCAGACCAAGACGCCACATCAGAATAAGTACTGAGATTTAATACATCAGCCATATTATCACCTTTTCATTTAAGGGTTAGGCTTTTAAATATAATTAAATACTAAAAGCCTCTTCTAACATTGTGTCAGAACCTAATATAGCATCAAAAACTCGGTCATCAGGAGATTCCTCGACCTGCGCTCCGCCAGTAGTAGCAAGTGAACCCGGTGTTTGTTGCACCTCGCGCATCTTTTCATGCAGTTCTTGTCTTGCGTTATCAGCGATTTGTTCATCACGATTTTCGCGATTCATGAGATAATAAATATCATCCAGTTCAAGCGACTTCGACTTAGCAAAGTTTACAAATGTATCCCATTGATTGTCATCCATTTTAAATTTCTGACGAAACTGAGTTTCACTTGCTAACCTTTGATTTTCAACCTTTTGTCCACTTAAAGCAGTATTTAGCCTTCTGTGTACAATTCCGTCTATCGTTGCCCCTAGAACTTTTGCTGAATCCGAATCTGGAGTTGCAAAAGCATCATCGGCATCGAACACGAAATCTTCTGGAAGGTTGAGTTTATCAGCCATATTCTGTGGTGTCTGACCACCGCCCTCAAAATAATTTCTAACATGAGAAATTAAATTAGGGTCATCTCGCATAGCGTCAAGGATTGGCATATAAGGTTCAATTTCTCTTAATTGTCCATTGAGCTTTTTTGCTTCTCTGCTTGAATCACTATACCTTTTTTTCAAAGCTTCCACATCTGGTGCAGAAACTTCATCTACTACTTCACTTTGGCTCGACAGTGTGTTATCACTTTGATCCGAGGTTGATTGCGAAGTATCGCTTTCTATTATACCGCCATTTACACTTTCATCGAGGGCTTGGAAGAAATCATCTCCCACTCCATCCATTACAGCATCTGCGGCACTGGAATGTGCGTTCTTACTTTCGGGGGTATTATTTACGTTGCCTACTTGTTTTGAAGCCATCACTATTCTCCTTTTGTTTGTCTAAGTTATAAAAAGTTTCAGCAAAAATACAACTATTCTTTTTTATTTTTCTGAACTTCTTCGTTTTTGAATTTTTCTTTATCAGATTCAAAATCTTTTTTCATTTCATACTTCAATTTATCAAATTCTGATTTTAACATTCCTCTCAATAATTTCTGTTGAGATTCGGTCTCAATCACATCTTTTCTAATTTCATTTGAAGCTTGTCCAACTTTCATCTTAATTCCTGCTTGTACAAGTTGTCTTTCTAATGTTTCTACAGTTCCTTCTTTATCTTTCAATGCTTCTTCCATTTGTTGTACTTGACCTTGTAATTGTGAATAAAGAGATTTTCTTTCAATGATTCTTTTCTTATTTCTTATATCAGTTTCACCAATCATTGCTATATCGTCAATTAAACCAGCTTGGAACCATTTGAAATATTCCTCTACTAATGCCCATCTATTTACAGGCATTGTAGCTCCAGCTACTACTCTTACATCAAACCTTGCAGATCCATAATCTCTAAACTTACCTATTGATTCACCATAATCATTATAAACAGGTATATTTATTCTTACTTCTTTTTCTTGTTCTTGAGGACTTTGACCAGCTTCTGGTTGTACAATTCTAAATACTTTTTCTATTGAATAGTGATTTTGAGCATGCATTTGGAAACATCTACCTAATTGTTCCAAACAAGGTTCTAATACAGATCCCATCCATGCTTTCAATCTTCTTGTACCAAACTCATCGTTGGCAAGTAATCCTCTCCAAGTTTCTGGTTGTTGTTGTGTAAAACCCATCATACTTGAAGGCACTCCACTTATATACTCCGCATCCGCCTTACCTTCTTGGGTTATTGTATAAAATGCATTATTGATTGGAGCTGGTAATACAGGAGTTGGAGGTGTAAATCCCTGTCTATATTTTAAAAGAGCTCCTGGCGATGAGGAATACTGTTCCCATTCTTCTTCAGGTACTGAGCCTTCCTCATACATCCATCTTAAATTTGAAGCTAAATTAGCATTATGTAACATAATCTGATGAGCTTTATTTATTTCTTGTTGTTTTCCAATTAAAGGAACAACTGCACTCATTGGGAATGGAGTTCCTGTGTATGTATATGGAAAAGGTATAATTGGATACTCATTAATAGGCATTTTAAATTCATATAAGAATACGTCATCCCCAACTGTACAAGTTCTAATTATTCTATTTTCATAAAACTTAATAGCATCTACAATATTTTTCTTTGCTTCTGGTGACTTTTCAAGAATTTGAAAATCAGCTTCAGACATAATTTGTTGTTTAATAACTGTAGCTTTATCTTGAGCTTCAGATAATAATGTCATTCTTTTTTCTTCAATAGCTTGAGCAGCCATATCTTTAGCTCTTTTTAATTCTAATTCCATTCTTTCTGGAACAATCTCACCAGCTTCAAGAGCCATCATTAATTCTTTTTCTTTTTCTATAAGACCTACTTCAATCTCTTTGGTAAAATCTTCTATCTGTTTTTCAACTTCTTGTTGTATATTTTCAAGAACCGCTGGAGAAGGCTGGATTTTTATAAATACATTTCTATAAGCAAATTTCTTTTTTGAATATGTTTCATAATATGCAATTATATCATCATCTTCAGCTTCAAGATTTACTCCCATTGTAATATCTTCAGGTTGAATACTAAATGATTCTTCTGTATCTCTACCAGAATAAGAAACAACTTCAGAACTTCTTGATACTTTTCTAATCTTAGCAGCGTGTTCTGGAAGCATATTTATCAATCTACTTCTTGATAGATTCTTTCTTATAATAACAAAATTTGCATCTCTAAGTAAAAAATCTCTACTAGCAGGATCTACATAAACATCATATGGATCAACTCTCTTAAATTGAACTTCTCCCATTCCTCTATCAGCATCTTTATCAACATCAACTAAGAAATATCCAACTCCTTTTGTTAAACTATCTAAGACTACTTGACTATATAATGATTTACCATTAGATAAATACCAACAATAATCTGCTATATCTGAATGGACTTGAGCAGTGTCTACATCATCTCCAGTCGCTCCAACTGCTTTCCATTTTGGATTATTAGCAGTTACAAAATATTTCATTATCTCAACAATAGGAGTTACTCTATTTATGATAAATGTAGGCATCCCTGATTCTTCTAGAGCATCAACTTCTTTTCTTGATAATTGTTCGTTTAAATAAAAGTCAAATCCTTTTTGGCTTAAACTCTGCCATCTTTGCCTATGACTATTATTAGCTCTCTCCCAAAGTTGTTTATTTAATTGTGCTTTCTTTTTATTTGATGATCTTGCCATTAATACCTCCACCTCATAGCATCAGTCAGATCTTCCCATCCTCTTTCTGGTAACGACCCTCTTCTAAAAGATCCAGCTTTATGCACATTAGTTAAAAAATCAGTTAAAATACCTTTACCAAACTCTACTTCTCTAGCTCCTGGGATAAGACGACCTCCTGATATTCTACCAAAATTTCTCCAAGCAGCTCCCCCAACAGCTTCTTCCATCATATAACTATATGGAACATCAAACTCCATCAAAAGACCTTTACCTCTTGTTGGATCATTAAAAAACCAATCTGGAGCTGGTCTCATTCCAGCAATATGTTCTTCAGCTATTTTTCCTAATTGTTTGCTTTCCATATAACCGCTTCCAATCAAAGGACTTTCTGATGTAAAAGTTGCATCATCAGATCCCTTGCTTCCCATTATTCTTTTCTTTCTTGTAAAATCTTTAATACTACCGCCTGTTACTCCTCTCAATAATTTTTGTCTACCAGCAATTGACCTCCCTAATCTTATTGAACTAAACGCAGGAACAAGAGATAAAGCTGATATAATAGCATCTCTTTTAGCTGCTTTTGAATCTTGAGGCAATGTCCCCCAAAGAGATCTAACAACTTGTCTTTGTCTTTCCTTTTTCGATCTCCAATCTTTACCATATTTATCTATAAAAAAACTATCATCTTCTAATAATTTTTCTTCCGCCCAATCTGATACCTTATTAGATACAGATTCCCACATACTTTTCTTTTTAGAATAATTTGGAATTATATCTTGAACCTTCTTTTCCATAAATCTATCTTATCCACTTCTTTGCTGATTCAATAAAATGTTCTGGATCACCTTTGC